TTAAAACTAAATAAAATGGCAAAAAACCCTGCAATGCTAGCTTCTATGGAAGAAATGTATAAAGATATAAAGTCAGGTAGACGTGGTGATTTTGATGCTAGAGATTACGCACACAACAGGGCTATAGACAAAATTATGCAAGAAGCTCGTAGAATGGCTTGGGCTAAAGTTAGTCAGCAACAAGAAGTACAGAAACTCATACAAGAGCAACGTGCAAGAAGGGTTGCTAAACTACAAAAACGAGATACAACAGCAAACCTCCTCAACATATACAAATAAATGGCAACAACATTCGTAGACTATACTGGGGATGGAAATGCGACTAAGGCGTTTTCTTTTCCCTCCATTCAAGAATCTGACATAAAAGTAACCGTAAACGAAGTACTAAAATCGTCAGGTACACATTACAATATTACTAGCTACACTACAACAGGTGGTGGTAATGTTGTATTTACTTCTGGTAACATACCAGCTAGTCCAGCAGCTATACGTATTTTTCGTGATACAAGTGTAGATGCTGCAAAAGCTACATATACAGCAGGGGCATCAGTCAAAGCAGAAGACTTAAATAATAATCAGAAACAGTTATTATTTGCTGCACAAGAAGAGCAAAACATAGTTAGCTCTACAACAACAGTAAAAGGTTTTATATCTGCTGCTGACAAAGTAAAACTAGACGGTATTGAAACCGCAGCCACCGCAGACCAAACAGCTGCCGAAATACGTACACTTGTAGAGAGTGCAACTGACAGTAACGTATTTACAGACGCAGACCATACAAAACTCAACGCAATAGAGTCTGGAGCTACTGGCGACCAAACTAACGCTGAGATAAGAGCAGCAGTAGAAGCTGCAACTGATAGTAATGTCTTTACTGATGCAGACCATGCAAAACTGAATGGCATAGCAGCTGGAGCTGAAGTCAACGTACAATCTGACTTTAATGCTACATCTGGTGATGCTGTAATACTTAACAAGCCTAGTATACCTAGCACTCTAAACGATCTAACTGACGTAAATACATCAGGTGCAGCAAACGGTAAAATATTAAAGTATGATAGTTCTACATCTAAGTTTGTCATCGCTGATGATAGCGGTGGAGGAGGAGGTGGAGGTAGCTCTACTTTTACAGGACTATCTGATACCCCTGCAAACTTTGGTAGTGCAGCAGGCAAAACCTTAAAAGTAAACTCTAGCGGTAATGCTATTGAGTTTGTTACTGTTACAGCAACTAGCTCAGATGTTGTAGACGATACGTCACCACAACTTGGTGGCAACTTAGACGTACAGACCAATGAGATTACTACTAGCACAACTAATGGTAACGTAAAGCTAAACCCTAACGGTACTGGTGTTATAGAGATAAAAGGTTCTGGTACTGGTGGTACTTTACAACTAAACTGTGAAGCAAACAGTCATGGTATAAAGTTAAAATCACCACCTCATAGTGCAGCTGCAAGTTATACTCTTACATTTCCAAACAATGTTGTTAATGGTCAGTTTTTAAAAACCGACACTAATGGTAATCTTAGTTGGGCTGCTGTAGATTTAACAGCTTTAAGTGCTAGTAATTTAACATCTGGAACTATTCCTGACGCTAGATTCCCTGCAACCTTGCCAGCAGTTAGTGGAGCAAACTTAACTAACTTACCAGCAAGTTCTTACAACATACAAATAAATACACTGTCTAGCTCTAGTGGTACAGGCGGTGGTAGTGCAACCTTTAACGGTTCTGCTACAAGATTTACATTATCTAATCCGGGAGCAAATGCACAAGGACATATTGTTAGCGTCAATGGAGTCATTCAGAAACCTAATAGTGGAACCAGCCCAAGCGAAGGATTTGCTATTGACGGTAATGACATTATATTTGCCAGTGCCCCTGCTAGTGGTTCTGATTTCTTTATTCTCACCCTCGGAACAGCACTAAGTATTGGTACTCCTAGTGACAACACAGTTACATCTGCTAAGATTGTAGATGGTACTATTGTCAATGCTGACATAAATGCTTCAGCAGCTATTGCTGGTAGTAAGCTAGCAGACGATAGTATAGGAGAAGCAAAACTAGATATACATGCAGCTCCTTCTGGAACTGACAAAATACTTGGCTATACAGCTAATGGTATGGAGTGGGTAACAGCAGCAGCTGGAGCAACAGGTGGAGGAACTGACAAAATCTTCTATGAAAATGGTCAAACCGTAACGACCAATTATACCATTACTAACAATACAAACGCAATGAGTGCTGGCCCTGTGACCATCAATAGTGGCGTAGCTGTAACTATTGGTACTGGAGAAAACTGGACAATTGTATAAATTATGCCAATTACATTAAACGGGTCTGGCACAGTAACCGGTATATCCGCTGGTGGTTTACCAAACGGAATTATACAAAGTGCTAATTTTGCAACAGGAGTTGGCGGTAAAATTCTTCAAATTCAATCAACAGTCCTTACAGGTGCTCAAAGCACAACTTCTGCAACTTATACTGACATATCAGGATTTAATGTAAACATAACTCCTAGTGCTACGTCTAGTAAGATTTTGGTACAAGTAGCAATGAGAGTATCAGGAATAGATGAGGAAGCATATCTTCAAATGATAAGAACTGTTGGTGGTACTGCTACTGCAATAGGCAACGGTACAGGAGGAAATCATGCTTCATTTACTCAATTATTGAACTGGTCTTCTGGTAATGGTTATTATGATTATCATGATGTTCCATTTATTATTCTTGATTCACCAAATACCACCTCTGCTGTTAATTATAAATTGCAATGGAGAAGACAACAAAGTTCAACTCTATATTTAGGTAGAACAGGGTATTCAGCAACAGCATCAAACTATTCTGGTTGTTCTTCAAATTCTATAACTGTAATGGAGATAGCATCATGACAGTAAAATTAGTTGGATCTACCTCTGGGTCAGTATCCTTACAAGCTCCAGCATCAACATCTGGTGGTGCACATAGAGTTTTAACTTTGCCAGATGTAAATGGCACAGTAGCTACAATAGCTACTGCGGGTAAAATTCTTCAAGCTGTTCAAGCAGTTAAAACAAATACTCAAAGTATTAGTAACTCAGGCTATCCAAGTACTGCAACAGCCTTAGTAGGGTTGCAACCAAGTTTAACTCCTAGCTCTTCAAGCAATAAAATACTTATCAGTTGGAGCATTATGATAGGTGGAGGAAGTAACTCACACGCTAGTTTTATTCTTTCTCGATCAGTAGGAGGTAGTGATACAGATAACATTTTAATAGGTGATGCAAACGAATTAAGGGTAAGAGTTACACAGCATGGCTATATAGATAACATTTATAATCATCGACTTTTCTCAGGACAATTTTTAGATACTCCCTCAACACCAAATGCAGTTACTTATAAGATCAAATTTAAAACAAATGACCACACTATTTATGTTAATAGATCAAGTAATAATAGTAATGCAGACTGGTCTGGAACATCCACATCTACGGTAACTCTTCAGGAGGTAGCAGCATAATGGCACTAACACGAATAACAGGTGGAGATGGTATCAAAGACGGTACTATCAAAGAAGCCGATCTTAATATAGACAATACCCCTACAAATGATTATGTACTGACTGCTAAATCTAGTGCAGCTGGTGGCCTTACATGGGCTGAAGCTAGTGCTGGTGCAGCAGGCGGTGGGTCGGACAAAATCTTTTGGGAAAACGGCACTACAGTAACTACCAGCTACACGATTAGTAATAATCACAACGCTGGTACGTTTGGGCCTATTACAGTAAACTCAGGAGCTACAGTGACTGTAGGTTCTGGCGAGACATGGACAATTATTTAATATGCCAGTAACTATAAACGGAACAAGCGGTTTAGTAACCGCAACAACTTTTAGTGGAAGTAATTTATCTGGTATAGATACAGGTAAAATTCTTCAAATCAAGCAAGGCGGTAGAAACGATACTGCTTCACAAAGTACATCAGCTAGAAGTCATTGGGATGGAGCAAATATACAGGTATCTATAACACCAGCAAGTGCTTCTAGTAAAATTTTTATACTAGCTAGTACCTGTTACACAACTTCTAACCAAGTAAATAATAATCCTGTTGTTTTACAAAAGAAAACAGGGTCAGGATCTTTTGCTAATATTACTGCTGCCAACGGTGCAGATGATGGTAATAGACTTGAAGTTATTACTTCTATTTATCAACAGAGTACTTATCA